ATGCGATTAATGCAGATGGGTGGTTTCAAATGCAACCAATTATAGTTAGCGCTGGTGGGTATTTTGGTAGAAAAGGTGGAACTGGAAGCGGTGGCGGTGGGCGAAGTAGTGGCCCTGAAGCGCGTGGTGGCACAGGCGGTGATGGCCTCGCAATAATCGTTACATGGTGACAAGATGCTAGATACATTTAATTTTCCAACACCGCAAACGGCTAACTACCAAGAGTTTTATGGCGCATCTGCGTCACGAACTAGATCATGGATCAAACCACGCGGCGCATCAATGGTAAGGTTTCTGTTAATTGGTGCTGGTGCTGGAGGTACTAACGGTACTTCAACAGTTGGCGGCGGTGGTGGTGGATCAGGTGCAGTTACATCATGGATTGGCCCTGCTATGTTTGTGCCTGATATTTTGCAAGTTTTTGTTGGTCGAGGCGGCGTTGCAAATAACAGCGGCCTAAATAGTTTAGTTGCTTATTATTCTAGTAATGAAAATAATACTTTGCTTTTTGCTTCGGGCGGCTCTAATGGCGTGACAAATAGTGGTGGTGCAGGCGGCACTGCAATGTCAGCCAATTACTTTACAGCTTCTGGTATTTTTACGTCTATCGCAGGTCAAGGAGGGACAAACGGTGGCACTACAGGCGCAGGAACAAACCAAAGTGCATCATCTACCACATTTCTTTCTGGTGGTGCTGGTGGTTCTGGAGGATCGGCAAACACTGGTGGTTCAGTAACGCCTAATTACGGATATACCGCACTCCCTGCAACAACGGCGGGTGGTACTGTTGCGGGTGCAAATGGATATTTCATCACTCAACCTATCTTGGTTGGCTGTGGGGGCGCTGGCGGCACAACATCTACAACAGTAGGAACTGTTGGTGGCCGAGGCGGTATTGGCTGTGGTGGCGGCGGTGGCGGTGAAGATGCTCTTACTGGCGGTGCTCTTGGTGGTGACGGCGCAGTATTTATTTGGGCTTGGTGAAAGAAAAACATGAAACTACAACTATCTATTGAATTAGCAAATCAGCTTCTTGGTTACCTTGGAACACGCCCCTATCAAGAGGTGTTTCAACTTATTGAAGCCATTCAGGAGGCGGCAAAACCCAAAGAAGAGCCAAAAGAAGAATCAAATGGCTGATGTAGAAGAACTTGCCACTGAAACGGACAAGCGATTGAGCGTTCACGAAGCAATCTGCGCTCAACGATACGAGGTCATTCAACAGCGTTTTGACGAGGGTTCAAAGCGCATGACGAAGATTGAGTACCTCTTGTATGGGGTGATTGTTTGCGTCCTGTTCGGCCCCGGCGTGGCTGGGGAACTTATCAAAAAAGTTTTGGGGATTTAAATGGCTGAAGAACAAAAAGAAAGCGCAAAAGGCGCGTTTATTGAGAAGATTACATTTGCAATTCTTCCACTGCTGTTTTCATGCGTGGTGTACCTTATGTCGTCGTTATCCAATCTAGCACACGAAGTCACAATCCTAAACAGCAAGATAAGTCTTGTGGTGACTTCTGATAACAAGCAAGCCACCAACACAGGCGCTGAGTTGGCTCGTGAGCGTCTACGCCAAGACTTGTCGTTAGAGATTCAAAAGAACCGTGATGACATCCAGTACAACCGCCAAAAGATTGCGGTCATAGAAACTAAGTTGGATAGAAAATAATGGCGCAGTTTGAGCCAGCCTTTGAGCAAATGATCAAGGATGAGGGCGGCTATGTCCTCCATGAGGTTGCAGGCGACACTGGGGGATCAACCTATGCTGGCATTGCTCGTAACAAGAACCCACAATGGCAAGGTTGGGCGCTGGTAGACAAGAAAGAGTTTGGTGGCTCCCTTACTCCAATGGTGCGTGAGTTCTACCGTGTTGAGTTCTGGGACAAGATGCGCGGTAACGAGATTTCAAATCAAGAAGTAGCCAACACCATCTTTAATTTTGGCGTCAATGCTGGCATGGGTATGGCTGTAAAACTGGCTCAGTTAGTAGTTGGCGCTACCCCTGATGGTGGTATTGGTGCTAAAACTATCGAGAAACTCAACCAGATTACGGATGGTCAAAGGTTCAAAGAGTCCTACGCCTTGGCAAAAATTGCTCGATATGTTGAGATATGCAACAAGAATCCTGTGCAGGTTAAGTTCCTCAAGGGCTGGATTAACCGCACATTGAAAGGTCTAGCATGAGTTTATTGGCTGTTGGATCAATCATTGAAGCCGTTGGTAAGGTTGCAGGCGACTTGATTACCACGGACAAAGAACGCATGGAGATGGAGATTGAGCAAAGAAAACTCGATCTTGAAGAGAAGCGCATTGACCAAGCCACAGACCTAGCGCAGATTGAAGTCAACAAAATAGAAGCGGCGTCCAGTAGCGTGTTTGTCAGTGGCTGGCGTCCTGCCATCGGTTGGATCGGTGTAGCGGCTATGGGTTATCAGTTCTTGCTATACCCGCTGTTTCAGTGGGCGTGGAAATACTTGCAGGCTATGGGTTGGGTTCCTGTTGGTATGGAACCTCCCCCAGTGCTTGAGGCTGACCAACTATGGGTTATTTTGAGTGGCATCCTCGGGATCGCTGGCATGAGAAGTTTTGAGAAGACTAAGGGCGTGGCAAGCAAGTAATCTTGTCACAAGGTAAAAGGCAGACTAAAATGTCTTAACAAATCTACGAGGTGAACGCATGACGACCGCAAGTGTTATGACCTATGACAGTTTGGTCGAAAACATCCAGTCCTATTTAGAGCGGACGGATACGGCGACCCTTGAAAAGATACCTCTGTTCATTATGCTGACAGAGCAAATCATTGCAAGCCAAATCAAGTTCTTGGGTAACTTGACAGTCAACACAAGCACCATGACCGCGAGTACGTCAATTATTGACAAGCCTGCTCGTTGGCACAAAACAGTCTCAATGAATATAACCGTTTCTGGTGAGCGCCAACCAGTCCTTTTGCGTAAGTACGAATACCTGCGCGAGTATTGGCCTAACGCAACCAGTACGGGAACCCCTGAGTTTTACAGTGATTACGACTACACGCATTGGCTTGTAGCCCCAACACCTGATGCGGCTTACACGTTTGAAGTCTTGTACTACGAGCGCATTCAACCCTTGGATTCTTCCAACCAAACCAATTGGTTCACCATCTACGCGCCCCAAGCGTTGCTATATGGGTCTTTGTTGCAAGCAATGCCATTTCTCAAAAATGATGAGCGAATGGCTATGTGGAAGGCAAACTATGACCAAATCATGCAAACCTTAATGGCTGAAGACAAGTTGCGTATTGGTGATCGTCAAGCCGTAGTGATGGACAGTTAAGGATAAATTATGAGTTACAACAGCCCCTTTACTGGTAACGTCATCCAACCAACGGATGTATCGTATAGCCGTATCACGCTGACGACTGACTTGCAGTTGGAATGGCCTATTAACGGCACTACAACAAATGATGCCGCCGCTCGTATTATGGAGGTGTCTACCGCCTCTAGCGCAAACGAGTTGTGGATGCCGCCAGCCAATCAATCCTCTGTAGGTAATGATGCTTTAATCCGAAATGTTGGCGCTGTAACTTTATTAGTCAAAGACTACACTGGCGCAAACACCATTGTGTCTATAGCCGCTGGTGAGGCTCAGTACATTTACATCACTACAAATGCAACCACAGCGGGTACATGGGGAATTATTGCCTATGGTATTGGTTCTTCTGGTGCGGATGCCGCAACCCTTGCAGGATATGGTCTTTTGGCTATTGGTCAAACGCTGAATCAAAGCCAGCCTATTACGACGTTTTCCTCTAATTACACAGCGTTAGCTACTGATCGTTCTAGCACTTATGTGTGGACTGGTGGCGCTGGAACGCTGACCATGACTTTGGCTTCAACATTGGCTAACAATTGGTTCATGTTTGTTCGCAACAGCGGGACTGGTGCTTTGACTGTTACTGGAACCAGTGGTGACTTGATTAACGGGTCTACATCAATTGTTTTGCAACCAACAGATTCCTGCATTATTGTTTGTAGTGGAACTCAGTTCTACACCGTAGGTTTGGGAAAGTCTACACAATTTGCGTTTACTCAATTATCTAAAGCCGTTTTATCTGGAACATATACCCTAACTGCTTCAGAGGCGTCTAATGTCATTCAAAATTACACGGGTGCATTAACGGGAAACGTAACAATTGTGGTGCCTGCTACGGTTCAGGTGTACTACATTGTGAATGC